TTAAGAGGAGAATGTCGTGACTGTTATAATCAATGGCGAAGAGACAGTCCTAAGTATGCAAAGACATCTATCATAAGTGAATGTAGACGTAGAGCTGCCGAAAAAAATAGAGAGTTTTCTTTGGATAAAGATGAATTAGAATTTCCTAAAGTCTGTCCTGTATTAAACATAGAATTAAAACATGGAAGGGATGAGTGGCACAATTCCCCTAACATAGATCGAATTGATAACACAAAAGGATATACAATGGACAATGTTATTGTGGTTTCAGCTTTAGCCAATACAATTAAAACGTCTGCTAACCCTAATCAAATTATAAAAGTTGGTGAGTTTTATAAAAAACTTTATGAAGAAAGAGGTATTAATAATGGCTAATAAAAATTTTAAAGATAGTAGTAGAAAAGGAGACTTAGCTGAGTACTATGCAGTAACTTGGCTATGGGATAATGGTTATGAAGTATTTAAGAACACAGGCTGTACAGGTCTTGTAGATATGATTGCAATGAAAGAAGGTATGACAACTTTTATAGATGTAAAGACTATGACTAAAGATAAGAGTACAAACTATCGTGGTAAATCAGGTAGAACAGATGAACAAAAAAAATTAAATGTACAATTTTTATTATTTCATCCTGAAACTAGAAACTTAAGATGGTCTAAACATAAAACATGAAAAAACTTAACACCTTAGTAGAAGACATCTACTCTAAACTCTCTGTACTTGGCGAGGGTAAATCTCTTGACTTGTCTGACGAAGTTATAGATAAGTTTGGTGAAGATATGAAAGAGGTTCTTCGTCATTGGTCCACACCTACTGAACGAGCAACTGGTACGTTACGTATGTCTAACATAGGTAAACCAAATAGACAGTTATGGTATGATATGAAGTACCCTGACGAAAGTAATTCAATAGTTCCTTCTACGTTTATTAAGTTTCTTTATGGACACATGCTTGAAGAAGTTGTTCTTCTTCTTGTAAGACTTGCAGGACACGAGGTTACAGACGAACAGAAGAACGTCAAGGTTAAAGGAGTTGAAGGTCACATGGACTGTGTGATTGATGGTCAAGTAGTAGACGTTAAGACTGCATCAGGTTTCGCCTTTAAGAAGTTTAAAGATGGAACACTAGCAGACGATGATACCTTTGGATATCTTTCACAACTCGCAGGTTATGAAGCAGGACATGGTACTTCTGATGGTGGGTTCTTAGCTATGAATAAAGAAAGTGGAGAACTTGCACTTTATATACCTGAAGAACTTGACAAACCTAACATAGAGAGTAAAATAGATACAGTCAAGAAGTCTTTAAAGAAGTCAGCACCGCCTGACATCTGTTACACTCCTATCCCTGATGGTAAGTCAGGCAATATGAAACTCGCTAGAGGATGCTTTTTTTGTAGGCATAAAGTTGAGTGTCATAAAGATTCTAATAATGGAAAAGGTCTTAGAGTATTTAAGTATGCCAATGGTCTTTCATATTTAACAAACGTGGTTAAAGAACCTAAAGTCGAGGAGATAACAAATGAATTCAAAGCTAGAAAAGAAAATAAGAAAGCAAGCAAAAAACTTAATGGTTAGTTGGTTACAAAGTATTGTACCTGATGAAGAGAAAGATAAAGTTACAGTAGATAACTTAGAAGAATATATTCCTGATCAAACACACATCTATGCGAACAGAAGTCTACACATTTCTGCGTATACGTTACGTTGGTTTATAAAAGGAATTAAAAAACATATTCGACAAGGACGAAAAGATTATACGACCATTACAGTACAGGAGTTAGAACGTGGATGATGTTTTTATATCTTGGGATTTGGATAAGATAGAAGTTGAAGAATTAATTGTAGTCGTAGGTAGTTATTTATTTTCAGGCAATAAACTTGATACTGTAGAGACAGATGTTGTTGAAAAGTTATCTGAATTACTTAGTAAAGAATGCACAAATCGCTTGACAGAAATACCTAAGTATGAGATAATACACTAATGAAGAAAGGATTTCGAAAGCCACGTAAGGTTAGACCAATAGAAAAGAATCTACCTAAAGGATATGATTCTAATTGGGAGTATGAATTACATCAAGAGTTATTAACTGAGTGGTCACATCATGCAGACAAAGTTCCTTACACAGTTGAGCATACATATGAACCAGACTTTACAAGAACTTTTAATGACATAGAATATTTATTAGAAGCTAAAGGTAGATTTTGGGATTACGCAGAGTACAGTAAATATATATGGATAAGAAAAGGATTAAAAGAAAATCAAGAACTCGTATTTCTTTTTGCTCAACCCTCTGCACCCATGCCTCAAGCAAAGAAAAGAAAAGATGGTACTAAACGAAGTCATGCAGAGTGGGCAACCGCTAATGACTTTCAATGGTATACTGAATATACATTACCGAACGAATGGAAGAATTAAATATGGAATATAAATTTGATGAGAACATAAACTTAAATGGTGTTAAACAATATATTGATAGCACCTATACACAACACTATGCTCACTCTAAGTATCAAGCAACCGATATGATTATTGATGCAGGACATGGTGAAGGTTTTTGTATAGGTAACATCATGAAGTATGCTATGAGGTATGGTAAGAAGAATGGTAAGTCTGATGCAGACCTACTTAAGATTATACACTATGCATTGATTGCATTACATTTGAATGACAAGGAGAAAGACTAATGGTCGAAGACAAGATAGGCAAGAAGCCTTACTTAGGAATAGTTATAGACTATGACAAGGAAAAGAAACTAGACAAGTTTAGTTTAGATACATTAAAGGATAGATATTTTTGGGAGGAAGAAAGTCATGCTCAAGAAGCTTTTGCAAGGGCTAGTGTTTTCGGGGCTACATATAAAGGAGAGACTGATTTCAGTCTTGCACAGAGACTTTATGAGTACAGTTCCGATCTGTGGTTTATGTTTAGTACCCCTATACTTTCTAACGGGGGAACGACTCGTGGCTTACCTATTAGCTGCTTTCTCAACTACGTACCTGATAGTAGGCGTGGGTTATCTGATCACTATGATGAGAACATTTGGCTCGCAAGTTCAGGTGGAGGCATCGGTGGATATTGGGGAAGTGTTCGAAGCAATGGCATTGGTACTTCTAACCATAGTCGTTCTACTGGTTCAATCCCTTTCATGCATGTCGTAGATTCTCAGATGCTTGCCTTTAATCAAGGTGTAACTAGACGAGGTTCATATGCTGCTTACATGGATATATCACATCCTGAAGTCGAAGAGTTTATTAACATGCGTAAAGAATCGGGCGGTGATATAAATAGGAAGTGTTTAAACATACACAACGGAATTAATATTACGAATGAATTTTTAGATGCAGTTAAAGGTGATGAAGACTGGAGGTTAATTGATCCTAAGAGTGGTGAAGCTGTTAAGATTATGAGTGCTAGAGACTTGTGGTGGCAGATGTTAAATGCTAGAGCTGAGACAGGCGAACCTTACATGGTCAATATAGACACCTGCAATGAACACTTACCTAAAGAACAGAAAGCTTTAGGTTTAAAAGTAAATCAAAGTAACCTATGTTCTGAAATAGTTCTAGCTACTAACGAAGAGAGAACCGCAGTATGTTGTTTATCTTCGGTCAACTTAGAACACTTTGATAAGTGGAAAAAGAATGATCAGTTTATTGATGATCTAATTACAATGCTTGATAATGTATTAGAACATTTTATTGAAGCCATTATAGACACAAGTAAACTTGGCGGTTATAGTGCAAATTTTGAGAGGTTTAAAAAATATGTTAGAGAAGAAAAAGAAGGACTACTTAAAGCTGCTTATTCAGCGTATAGAGAAAGGTCGGTGGGTCTTGGAGCGATGGGCTTTCACGCTTTACTCCAAAGTCAAGGACTACCTTTCAATGGGTTACGATCTACAAGCATCAACAATGTTGCGTTCTCCCATATCAAAGAGCGATCTATGGAGGCTACTAAAAGACTTGCCAATGAACGTGGTGAAGCTCCTGATATACATGGTAGCAATAAGCGTAACGCTCATCTTATGGCTATTGCTCCTAATGCCAGTAGTAGCATTATATGTGGTGGCACTTCCCCTAGCATTGAACCATATCGTGCTAACGTATTTACGCACAAAACTTTATCCGGTTCTTATCAAGTTAGGAATAAATACTTGGAACGACTTCTAAAGAAGAAAGGATTAAGTATAGAAGAAAGAGAAAAGCTTTGGAAAGATATGACTATAGCTAATGGTTCAGCACAAGGAATAGAAGTCTTATCAGATGAAGAGAAAGAGATATTTAAAACGGCTACAGAGATTAATCAAATCTATTTAGTAGAACATGCTCACATGCGACAAGCTTATGTATGTCAAAGTCAAAGTGTAAATTTATTTTTTACTATGCCTAAAGCTACTGAGTCTCAAACAGTTCATGATGAGTACTTGCAGTATGTCAATGATGTTCATTGGTATGCTATGAATAAATTAAAATCATTATATTATTTTAGATCAGATGCTGCTCGTAATGCTGAGAACGTCAATGTTAAAGTACAAAGAGTTAAGCTTGAAGATGTAGAATGTTTAAGTTGTGAAGGATAAGATATGATAGAAGATAAATTTGATACAATGTATGAGGGAAGATTTGATGCACTTAAAAAGAAGTATGAAGCTGAAGTAGCTATTGCTAAGACAGAACTCGATACATATTTTCAATTAAGTGTGGGAGTTGCAGAGCATCCACATATTATTGAATCAATGGATGTATTACTAGATAAGATGGCAACTGCTCAAGAGAAGTTAGACTTGCTTCTTAAGGAGTTTTAATGTCAGATACCTTTTATAGTTTTTGTAGTCGGCAATGGTTAGACTACTGTGATGAGACTTCTTCTTTTGGTTCAACAACCTTAAGCAAAGAAGAATATATAAAACAATATAACAGTTCCTTACTTAAAAAGTATGCGGAACACGTGGAGAAAAGAAATGAGCCTATTAAGTAACAGAGAATATTATAAACCCTTTGATCATCCTTGGATGTTTGAAAAGTATGTGGAGCAGAATCAAATGCATTGGTTGCCTGAATCTGTACCCTTACACACGGATGTAAAGGATTGGCAAGAACTAACCGAAGAAGAAAAGAATTTACTTACACAAATCTTTAGATTGTTTACGCAGTCTGATGTTGATGTTGGTTCAGGATATATAGATAAGTACATGCGTATCTTTAGAAAGCCTGAAGCAAGAATGATGATGTGTTCTTTTGCTAACATGGAATCAATACATCAACATGCATATTCATTACTGCTTGATACAGTAGGTA